AAAAGTTTATTAAATCCGTAGCAACCGATAATTTAATAGAGGCAACGGATGTGTTCAAGAAAATCATTGAAGCACGTAAACAGAAGCGTGTTCAAGGAATAGTACAAAAAAGTTTCTCAAAATCTGGCCAGTCCCTTGGCACATTAATGAAAAAATAATATTATGGCAAAATCAAACACGAACAAATTATTTGAAGCCCTAGACCCTTATCCATGGCTGCGGCCAGTTGCACCAATAACTGAAAAAGAAAAGAAAGAGAAAAGAGAAGAAATTACAGGTGCCATGCTTGCTAATCTTGGTAAGGCAATTGTTGCAATAGAACATATTAATACCATTCCTTTAAATCAGAAAAAACCTGTTCTTGAAACTCTGCGGCAGTTCGCTACTAAGCTTAATCAAATTGTTGATGATATTATTGGGCGTTTAGGTGTTACTCCTGAACCTTCTTCTACCGAAGTTGCAGATATGGATGTTCAGAATCCTGGTGAACCAGCGGATGAAGATCTTACACAGGACGATCCCGGCCTTGAGATTAATCCTGAAGATCCTATATTTAAAAAAGGATGATGACAATCTCGCATAAATATTTACAATGACAAAAAACTAGTAATCAAAGAATGAGGAATATCATGGAAAAAGAAAATACAGAAAAAAAGCAGGAATCTGTCAGCATTTTTGAATCAATCAAAGCTTTGATCGCTAAGGTTGACACAGCTAAAGTTATTAAAGAAGATGAGTTGAAACTTGTTTCTAATGCTCTTACCAGTAAGCTAAATGACCGGTTTGAAGAAGGTCTTGTTGAAGGTAAGAAAGTTGCTGATATTGAAACTTCTGAAAATATTCCACTTTTGGTTAAAAAATTGGATGAAGAATTTACCAAGAGCCTAATTGAATCAGTTGATGCCGTTGATGTTGCTTATACTAAGATTCTTACCAAGCTTACAGAACGTTGTGAGAAGGTTCTTAAGAATCCTGTAGTTTCTGAAAAGCTTGTTGGCAAACTAAGCTCATTTATTGATGCTTATATTACTGAAGCAATTGGTGAAAAGCCTGTTGTTGCAGCTGAAAAATCTGCCAGGCTTGAGAAATTCTATGAAGATGTTCGTCAAGCAGTATTTGTTAACAATGAAGATATTCAGTCAACTATTGTTAAGAAAACTTCTGAAGTTGAAGCTGAAGTAAAACAGTTGAAAGAATCTCTTAATGAAGCCTTGAAAGCCAAGGTTGCTTTGAATGAACAGCTTAATGCTACTAAGAAGGGTGAATTTATTGATGAAAAAGTTGAATCACTTGCCCCAATTGTAGAAAAGCGTGTAAGAGAATATTTTAAAGATACGTCGTATGCTGAAGTAAAAGAATCTTGTGATTCAGTTATTAAGCGCATCCAAGAAGATGTTGATACTGAAGCAGCTGGTGAAACAAAAATTGCACCTAAAGGCAAGACGCTTACCGAATCTTCAACACATGATATTGACTCAACTGGCGATATCATGGACACCTACGCTGCTCAGATTAAGCAGGCACAACGCTTTCGGAAATAATTGATTAGTTGATTTATTTCTGCATAAATAGATTTAGAGAATTTGCGTTTGGATCGAAACAACGACTTTAAATAATTTAGAGTCATAACAGCTTTAAGAAAACTTAAAGCTAAAACAAAGGAGAACAAGATGGAAAACATCTATGTAAATAAGGCATATCAGGCAGCGATTTGCGACAAGTGGGGCAAAGTCCTGGATGCTGGTGAGGCTATCACGAATTCTGATGTTCGTACTTCTACCGCTTTGGTTTTGGAAACCGTACAGCGCGAAGCCGACGTTCAGAAGCTTATTCGTGAAGCAGCTCCTGCTGGAGGCATCGCAGCCTATTCCGGCGGAGCATTTGGTAGCTGGTCAAATGACAGTTATGGTAGCGGGACGACTGATGCCCGTGTTCCTACTGTTATTATACCGCTAATTCGGCGTATTTTCCCGAAACTTATCGCACATGAACTTGTTGGCGTTCAGCCGATGAGTGGCCCTGTCGGTTTCGTGTATGCGCTTCGGTTCGAATATGGTATCAATGGTCAATTCCAATCTTCAGGCAGTCACAATGTTGCTCAGGCTACTGAACTTGGTTATAACAACCTAGACTCTACCTTCACTGGTATGTCTGGTACCTCAACTGTCCCAACAGTTTCTGCTTCTTACTGGCAGTCCTATGCTGGTGCTGGCAGCACGAATTTGTATGGTGGGCAATCTTATCCTGAAGGTCAGGGAGCTTATTTGTCAGCCGCAGAATGGGCTGCATTGGGCACCAATATGCCTACAGGTCAGTTCAGTTTCAAGAAAGCCATTGTTGAAGCCAAGGAACGTATGCTTGGTGGAATGTGGTCACAGGAACTTGCTGAAGATATGTTGAAGATGCATGGTTTGAACGCTGACGAAGAAATGGCTAACGCTCTTTCTTACGAACTTCAGGCTGGTATCGATCGACAAGTAGTTTCAGAAATGGTTCGCAGTGCTATTATCGCTGGTATGGTTTCCACATGGAGCCCTGTCAGTGCTGATGGTCGTAACCAACTTGAACGTATTGGCACTCTTTGGACCCAGATCCTAGAGAAATCCAATGACGTTGCCGCATATAACCGCTTGGGCGCAGCCAATTTCGCAATCGGCGCTCCTAAAGTTTGTTCATTGCTACAACGCGCAAATCAGGTTGTCACTGTGAAACTTGACAAGAGTGTAACCGCTCCGATGCCTTCAGAAATTGGCACCGCAGCAGTCGCTCGTGTAGGGATGTTGGGCGACACGCACGCGCTCTACAGGGACACGTTTGCCGGCAGCAATTATTGCTTGCTTGGATTCAAGGGCAAAACCCCTCTAGAAAGTGGCGTGATTTACTGTCCGTATATCCCACTACAGATTAGTCGTACAGTGGGTTACTCGGACTTCAATCCACGCATCCGAATCCGCACACGTGATGGTATCATTGGTGAAACGAACAGACCGGATCCGTTTTTGGCCGGCTACTTTTACCATTTTATCAAAATTGATAATCTTACCGGCAGTGGATTGGTCAGTGACAGCGGCGCCCAGGGAGGACGCGTTTTCACTTATTAATTGCCCTGTAATTGTTTATAACAAAATGGCTGTGGGAGAAATCTCACAGCCATTTTTTTTTAATATTTTTATATTATTGTAGGTAGAATATATATATCATCCATAAAATACTAATATGAATAACAAATTAATAATTGAATATATTGTCTGTCCCATTTGCAAAAATCATTTATCTGGACAAGGTGGATTTAGTCGACATCTTAGAGCAAGACATAATTATTCAAAAGAACAAATTCAACAGGAAAAAAATAAATTATTAAATGTCATAACAAAAGTTGATCATAATAAAAAAATAAAAATTGAAAAAATAATGTCAGAACGTTCTGTTGATTATTATCATAAACGATATAATAAAACAAAATCATCAAATTTACAGAAATACGGTGTTGAAAATGTTTATCAAGCTGACTGTATAAAAGAAAAGTGTAAACGAACAAATTTATTACACCATGGTGTAGAAAATGGCGGAGGTTCTGAACAGGCATTAAAGAAAATCAAAGCAACAAATCTTTCCAAACTTGGTGTTGAGTATTCCTGGCAAGCTAAAAGTGTGAAAGAAAATATCAAAAAAACTATGGTGCTTAGATATGGTGTCGATAATCCGCAAAAATCCACAGTAATTCGTAGAAAAACTGAAGATACATGTGTGCAACGATTTGGCACAACATCTCCACTTGGAAATCGAGAAAAAATTGAGCTTGGTATTCAAACTAATTTACGAAAATATGGTGTTGAAAGACCTGCACAATCTGCATTGTTTTATTTAAAAAATATGTATAATTTAAAAGATTTTATTCTTCCATCAGGAAAAATTATCAAAGTTCAAGGTTATGAACCATATTGTATTTCAATGTTATTGAAAGCTGGATTTGGTGAAGATGATTTGATTATTGGCGATGACATTGGTAAACATTGTTCGATTTGGTATATGATGGGTGGAACCAAACACAGGTATTTTCCAGATATCCTAATTAAACGTGAAAATATTATTATAGAAGTTAAATCTGAATATACGGTAAAAACAAATACAGCACAGATGAATTTGAAGTATCATGCTGCAAAAATTACTGGTTTCATCCCATTGTTATTTGTATTTGATAGAATTGGTAATATTGTTTCAACAACATTTTATATTTAAACATCACTATGAAAAAACTAATTGATTTCTTCATTTGCCCACTTTGCCAGCAACATTTATCCGGAAAGAGCGGATTAGTGTTCCATTTTCATCGAAAACATAAATTATCAAATAATGATATTGAATTAACAAAAAACAAAATGGATTTTTATAATCTAATAACAAAAGCTGATCAAAGTAAAAGTTTAAAACTCAAACAACCATTATCAGAAAAATATGGTAATGAATGGGTTCAAAACAGGACAACGAAAACTGAACAAACCAACATAACAAAGTATGGTGTAAAAAATGTATATCAAGCACAATTTGTTAAAGATAAAAGTAAACAAACAATGCTTAAACATCACAACGTTGAATTTGCTCAACAATCACAAATAATTCAAAACAAAACAAAATTAGCAAATATTGAACAATTTGGTGTTGAGTATCCACTGCAAAACCCTGAGGTATTAAAAAAGTTTAGGGAAGATATAATGACAAAATATGGTGTGACAAATCCATATCAAATTCCACATGTTCAAAACAACATGAAAAAAGCCCACCAAAAACAAACATTTGAAGATTTAAAACGTTTTTCTGATATGATTCTGCCATTATTTAATATTGATGAATATCAAAAAACATCCCACCATATTTTATACCGATGGAAATGTGTTAAATGTTCACATGAATTTGAATCACCATACGTCAATGGCAGGATGCCCCGATGTCATATTTGTTTTCCAAATAATCTTGCGGCAATAACAATTGCACAACAACGAATTATTGATTTTCTAAATCATCTCAATGTTAAAATTATTATAAATGATAGAAGTTTGCTTAACCCACTTGAAATTGATATGTTGTGTCTGGATAAAAAATTGGCTATTGAATATAACGGAATATACTGGCATTCAGAGTTAAATGGCAAAAATTATAAATACCACCTCCATAAGACCGAGGCATGCAAAGCTGCTGGCTATCGTCTTATCCATATTTTCGAGGACGAGTGGATCAATAAACGCAAGATTGTGCTCTCCCGTTTGCGTAATGCTTTTCATTGCAACAAATATGCTATACATGGCCGCAAATGTATTATTAAACAAATTGACACAAAATTAACAAAAATATTTCTCACAAAATATCACATTCAAAGTCATGGTAATTGTAATATATGTTATGGCGCTTTCTACAAAAATAGACTAGTAGCTGTCATGACATTTTGTAAGAAACGTCTTGCCCTTGGTAATCGCAAAGAGCAGGTAGCTGGTCATTATGAACTTGAACGATTTGCAACTATTCCTAATTTTACCATACATGGCATTGCTAATAAAATATTGTCAAAATTTGAGATTGACCATAACCCCTCTGAACTCATTAGTTATGCTGATCGCCGTTGGTCTGAAGGTGGTGTTTATAAACAATTAGGATTTATCCTCGATCACATTAGTGGGCCAAATTATTGGTATTTTGATAAATCTATTTCTATTCGTTATCATCGGTTTAACTTTCGCAAGAATGTCCTCAAAAATAAATTATCAAAGTTCGACCCAAATATTTCTGAATGGCAAAATATGCAAGCCAATGGCTATGACCGCATCTGGGATTGTGGGAATTTAGTATTCAAGAAACAGTATAATAATTCTTTAAGTTAATAATCAAATATGAGAAAAGAGGAGCGAAAGTAACTAAATGTCGCCCGCTGCCCTCAATGCAATCAAGGAGCAATGTGCGCTAGCACTAGAATGCGCCAATGGCATAATGGCAGGTGAGCATGATAATTATGATGGTGCCGATGGCGCGCGAGAAGTGATAGCAGTTTGCCACATGATAAAAGAATTGATCAATGAAATTGAAACAATGGAGTAATTAATGAAATCAAGAGAGCAACATATAAATCATTGGAAGAAAGTTCTTAAAGATCACAATTGGCCAAATATTCACTTTGGATTCCAATGTTGTCGATGGGGAAGTTGCCAATATATACCTTTGAATGGTATTTTTGATCTTTATTTTTCTATGCGTGAAACTTTAGGTGTGCCGGATATATTAAATCTATTGGGAATCACAATGATTCTTGGAAAAGCTTTCAAAGAATCTGATATATTTGATCGAAATATGTTTGGAAGTTATATAAGAGAAGAATACATCAAATCAGATGTTTATTCAAAAGAAGAGATTGAACATTTTATTTCACTTGCAAATTGTTGTCAATCATTTGATGATATGTTTTTATTTCATCGTCATTGTGCTGGTGATCTTTGGAGTGCTATTCCTGAAGTAGCAAGATTTGCTTTTGGTAAATATAAAATTAAAATGCCAAAATCACCAGAAAAAGGATGGAAATATCAATTTGAAAATTTCAAACTTGGGATACTTGCAGCATTACTTGTAGACAATGGATATGTTAAAAACGAAAGATCGTTTTATAACTTTGATACATAAATAATCCCGTGCGCTTGCCATGTGTAGGAAAGCGTGAGCCGAGGTTGCTATGTAAGTGTGCATAGCGGCCTCAGCTATTTTCTTGAAAATATCTGTTTACTTTTCCGCATAAATATAGTAGAGTATTACCATGAAACTAAAACAAATTATAGAACATGTTGGAATTGGAGTTCAACCAAAACTTTCTGCCAGAGCCCGTAGAATTGCATATCAAGATAGACGTAGAGAGGAAGAAAGTGTTGCAGATCCAATTGAACAAGATGCAACAATTCAATATGTTCTTGATATTATTGAAAAAATGAAAATTACTGAAAATGCTAATGAAGATCAATCAGTTGCTGATGAAGTTTATTATCAACAACAGCAAAATATTGGTTACAATACAGCATTGAATGATTTAAGAGAAAAATTACTTGGTAAATAAAGATGAAAGCACTTTGGTCAATTTGTAATATAAGTAAAGATTCGAATTCCAAGGGGGCTTCGATGAGGTAATACTACTTATTACAACATTGACGAAGAAGCCCTATAGGAGAAATCTTATAGAGCTTTTTTAGTTTTAGGAGCATAGTTTAATTGGCAGAACGGAAGTCTCCAAAACTTCTGGTGCTGGATCGTTGCCAGCTGCTTCTGAATTTTCTGATGGCGTGTAGCTCAACTGGTCAGAGCGTTGGTCCGATACACCAAAGGCTAATGGTTCAACTCCATTCATGCCAATAGAAAATAGAGGTATAGTTTAACAGCAAAATGTCAGCTTGTCACGCTGAAGTCGCGAGGGCGGCACTCGCTATCTCTGCCAGATTTGACTAGCGTGTAGCTCAACGGTCACAGAGCGCCAATCTTATAAATTGGAGGTCGGTTGTTCAACTCAACCCACGCTTACCATTTGTTCTTTGATATTATTGTGCACAAATATATTCATGTGCACTAATACTCGTGAATAGCTCAATGGTAGAGCAATTGGATCATACCCAAAAGATTGTGGGTTCAACTCCCTCTTCACGAACCATTCGCGAATAACTCAATTGGCAGAGTCTCCGGTTCTTACCCGGAAGGTTGCTGGTTCAAGTCCAGCTTCGCGAACCATTTTTAACTCACGCATAGCTCAGATTGGCCAGAGCATCAGGTTTTTACCCTGAGAGTCGCAGGTTCAACTCCTGCTGCGTGAACCATTTTGATACATGTGTAGCTTAATTGGATAAAGTATCAGGCTTCTAACTTGATAGATGAAGGTTCAACTCCTTCCACATGTACCAGTTTGATTGGCGTGTAGGATAACAGTAATCCGTCCGGTTGTTACCCGGAACACTGCAGGTGCGAGTCCTGCCATGCCAGCCAAATTTATCGCATGTTGGCCGAGCGACCCAGGCAACGATCTGCAAAATCGTGAAGGTTGGTTTAACTCCAACACATGCGTCCAATTTTAAGGAGTAATGGCCGAAATGGAAGAATGGCAACGGTCCTGAACACCGTCAGACGTCGAAAGGCGTCTTGGGAGATCATACCTCTCTTACTCCGCCAGCGTATGGAAATCTACGGCTAATGGCATGCCAATGGTTTGCTAAACCATCGACTCAGAAATGGGTCTTACAGGTTCGATCCCTGTGATTTCCGCCATCTTCATATTCCACATAAATACATATTTGCACATATATCAATTTTCTGGAGACACAATGAACAACAATGAAAACATCCGGCAAGCCTATGCAGAAATGTTAAAAGAACAAGTAAATCCTCCTGGTGGAAAGAAAATAGAAGACATCTATGATCTTATCGATGATCTAGAAGCCAATCACCCAAATTTTATTAGATGGGCATTGGAGACAAAAGGTGTTGAAAAATTCTATTCTGATTTTACATCAGGAAAATATAAATGGAAGTTCCTGTCAGCTGTATCTGACAAATCTGACAGGCTTGACGCAATGGGAAAATTACAAAATCGGATGGTTGCCCTTAGCAAAGATGGCTGGCGCGATTATGATTCAACTGATAATGGCGACCAGGCTGCTGCAGTTCTTTGGAGAAAAAAATAATCATGAAACTAGAACAAATACTTAATGAAACAAGCGACGAAGAAATAATTGATAAAGTCGCTAGATTATGGGTAGAACTTGGTGGAGATGCTGAAGGTATTGCTTGGACCTGGCAAAAGATAAAAAAACGAGTTGATGAAATTATACAGGAAGGTTAATATGAAACTATCACAAATGCTAGAAGACAAAATTGTTAAGGGTGGCAAGTCAATCCATTTTCCATTTGCTTCTTATCGCCAAGGTTACGATATTGTCCAGCGTAATAATGGCAAATATTATATGTCAATCATGAATGGCCCATTTGAAATATTTAAAGGGCCAGAAGCAGATACTGAGCAAGAAGCTGAGAAAATTGGCAAAATGGCAGTTATAAAAGATAATCCAATACTTGCAAGAAATACTGGTATTACCAAAGAATCTGTTGAACCTATTACAGAAGTATATGGCGCCCGCAAATTGTTTAAAGGATCTGACAGAAAACAGCAACACCTTGGTTATGAAATTGACCATGCTGAAAAAATTGCAATGGATACTTTAAAGCGCATTGATAATTACAATCGATTTCCAGACAACATTGAAATGCCAAATAGGATTAAATCGATATTCAACAAAATGAGAAATCAGTTAAAAAAGGAGTTGGAATAATGCAATACGAAAACAGCAAAGTTACAAATGGTTGTAAAACAATTTCCTGAAAAAGATATATAATTCTTCTCTTCTACGTTGAAGTAAAATATATACGTGGTACAAAATAATACCTTTTTCTTTATAGACAAATTACGTGAAACACATCCAGAGCTGCACGATTGTGGTAATCGTGTAGAAGCACGTTGTAGAATTTGTGGTGATAGTAAGAAAAATAAAACTAAAAAACGTTTAAATTTTTATAAGGACACATTGAAGTGTTTCTGTTTTAATTGTGGGTTTTCTGGAAATATAATATATTACCTTTCATTAGTTTGTAACAAGCCATTCTCCCAATATAAATTCTCAATTTACCAAGAACTAGGTAAAGCAGGTCTGGCACATCGTTTTAATAATTTAGGCCATAGGCAAGTTCAGCCATTAGAGATAGCTACAGTAAATGATTTTGATGTTGTTTCAAAGCAATTTCTTTCATTTTCACGAGATCTGCCACAGGTAGCATTGGATTTTATTGCTGACAGGAAATTCGAATGTGCACCATATAAACAGCAAGGATTTGAATTCCGATATGATGAGCAAACAGGCTACCTGGTATTCCCGTGGATTTTGAAAAATCGCGTGTATTATTACCAAAAGCGTAACTTGCAACCTGGCTCAAATAAGCCCAAGTACTTATTCCCTAAGGACTTAACTCGCCCACTCTTTGGGCTGGATATGATCAATCAAGATATTCCTTATATTTTTCTCACGGAATCAGCATTTGATAGCCAATGGATAAAGCAGTGCATAGGTGCAGGTAGCATACTTTTATCTACTTTCCAATGGAAGTTATTACAGAAATTATTTCCCAGACATAAATTTATATTCATAACAGATAATGTTGCTGTAGATACTGCTGCTTCTGAAATTATTTTTAAATTAATCAAACAATATCCACAAGCACAATTCTTTCTATTTCCTCAAAAACATAATGTTAAAGACGTTAATGCGCTGGCATGTAGAGATATAAACGAGGCGCGGAAGTATCAATCATTAGATTTTTTATTAGAAAATTCCTTTTCTGGTGCTATGACTACACTTAAGTTAAAATTACACCATAAATAGATATAACTTAAGGAGAATTTTTATGGATGCAATTACTACAGCTTATCACACAATGATCAAAGAAGAAAATACCATGCTTGAGGAAGTTAGGAAGAAACGCGGCAAAAAGGATGAGAAGAAAGAAAAGAAGTGCATGAAAGAAGAAGCACCTCCCGTAGCCCCTGCTCCAGTTAAAAAAATTGCCATTGAGCTTGACCCGCTAGATCATCAAATAATTGCTGGTGTTCTCTCTGGCCAGAAGGTAATGCCTGAGCATCAAGCCAGAGTACAAGAACTTGCAAAATGGATCGCTGGGTTAAAATAGGAGATACGATGCCACAAGCTGAAAATCAGAAAATTAATGAAGCTTATAAATCAATGTTCAAAATTGAAGAGCCTAAAAAGAAGCTCAATGAAGGTCATACTTGGCCTAAAGGTGCTGGAGAACGTGGTGGACATAATCAATACGACCCTCGTTCTATTACTGATGTGACAATTTCAAAACGCCAAATTCGCGAATGGGCTGACATATTAGAAAAATCTGGTGCAACTGTTCCTCGCGATGAATCTGACTGGTATGATCTTATCGTTAATGCAGTAACAGCAGAAGTTAAAAGTACATGATTTCGCAATTAATTGACACCCTTATAAATATAAAGGTTTTTAATGGATATAGATAAAATAATTTCTAATGTTGAAGCAATGAAGAAATGGATAGATGCTGCTAGTTATATGGAATTGTTAGATAAATGGCGCTTTGCACCAGTAGGATCGCCCTGGTTTGTTGGAGAAATTGGCAAGTATTATGCTAAAGTTATGTCTATGAAACGAAATCAAGATCCTGGTGGAGCAGTTATGGCAAGCAAAAGTCTTGGTTGGGATAGATAAATATGATCTCACAACTTATAGATACTTCTTCAAAATCTCCAGCAGATACACAGGGTTCTGAACACATTGTTTCAGTGTTTAGTGCTATAAACACTTTGATTCAGAATAAAAATTTCTCAGATGAATTTAAGAATAACTTTGTATTAGCTGCTAATCTTGTTATTATCTTCTCTAAAGAAGCTAAATCACCAGAATCATTCACAGCTGATGTTACAGAGATTTTAAGCCAGTTAAATAACTCATTAGTTGCAAGTGAAAATTTAACTGACATTGAAAAGAATCAATGTGTTGATTGGCTAGTATCCTGCCTAGATGCCTTTTCAAAATAGAAAAGCATACCACCCTATAATCATTCCTTTGATACCCTGATATCCTAGGTGTCATGTAAAGTAATTGGATGTAATTTATATCGCAAGCTTAAGCGCAGCGATCCCTCGTTGAAGCAAGCCAGTATCGCTTTTAGCAGCTTTTTTCACATTAGCCTTCGGCCAAGGTTCGGAAAATTCTCGCGAATGGCATATTGGGCAATTGGGATACTTCATTTCCAATGGGATAACAAACCCGCAAGAGCCGCATGTTTTAAATGATTTATTTTGCATAATATTATTTATGTGGCCTGTGGCAACGACGTAGCCCGTCCATCGCTCCCGCCAATATCCTGCAGAACATTGATCTCAAAATGTGAATATTTTACAGTAAATGAATGTACGATTGGTGTATCTTGAGCATCTCTATAGTCAAATGCTATTTCACCAAGTTTTTGTAACCAACAATCCTTATAAGATATATTGAGTACAGGTGTTTTAAATTCACTTAAAAGATATACATTGATAGGCACAGTATATTTTGTTCTATCGCCAATATCCTGGATGTTAGTATCATGTTGTAATTCTACTGTTATCCGTTGCAACCAACGATACAACATCACCCATTGATTGTAGGTGCTACTCATTAAATATGTGAATGTTATGTCATTTGGCCCAGGCGCAATAACTCGCGATGGCACAGGGATAGCTTTGGTTAAATACTTTACCTCCGTAAAACCTAGCTCAATTTCTGGTAATGCGTATGTGGTCAAATTGAAACATAAATCTTTCGGTCCATAGTCTGTAAAAATTGTATTTAATGGAATTTGCGCAAACCATTTGCTCTGTGTAGCGAGATTATATTCGAGGCCCTGCCCACAAAAAGTTTTATTTGTCGTAGTTGGCATAATATTATTTATGGCACTGTTGGAAATAATCTCGCATAAATACTTACAATGATATTGTTTTTATGTGATGAAGTACTTTAATAAGGAGAATGTATTATGAGCGATAGTATTAGACCTATTTCCCATCCTGGTGTTGAAATAACAGAACAGGACCAATCATTTTATGGCCAAAATTTGCAAATGCTTACATCATTGGTTGTTGGGTTTGCGAATGCTGGTGAAGATCTTTCACCATTAGCATTTTCAAATATTTCGTCATTTTTGACTACCCATGGTACGCCAAAAACTGAAGCAGAATTCTATTCATATGCTGCTATTAAAGAAATTCTTGATCAGCAAGGTAATGTTATTTTTGCGAAATTGCCTTATAACAATGCTGCAAGAGATTCATATCGTGCAATAGGATTTACATTAAGTGCTTCAGTTAATGCCGCCTCCTCAACTGCAGTTTCTGGATTATTTGATGGGACAGCTGTTCCAAGTGCTTGCACTATCCGCCCTATTGACGCTGATGAACTAACAAAAAATATTTCTTCAGATGAACTAGATGCTTTACGCACTGCAAATAATTTCACA